CCAGAGTTTTGCAGCAAATGTGATAAATGGTTTAACTGAGATGGCGAAGGCTGCTAATGCAAAGGAATTAGAGAGGCTAGAAAAAATTCTCGACAGGATGAACAAAGGTGGGGTACAAGGAAAGCTTATGGAGTGGACTCACGGTTCCAAAGATAAATTATTAGAGCAAAAAAGTGTTATTAGTGGAGAAAAGAGTATAGATGAACGTGCAAGACGAGAAAAAGCTAAGAAGGACGAGGAAGACCTAGCTAAATTCTTAAAGTTCAAAGAAAATATGCAGATCGAGAAGGAATTTTTAGATAACAAACTACATTTAGGAACAAGACAAGCGGAATTAGAAAGAGAGATAGCCTTAATGGTTATCACTCACGGCCCAGATAAAGAAGATGCCATTAGAACTGAGTTAACAGCAAGACGAGATTTAGAAGACCAGTTAAAGAGCGAAGTAGTCACCAGAGGAAAGATCAATGACATGATCGAAGCAAACGATCAGAAATTAAAAGATCTAGTCAATCCAATGAACCAAGCGCAAGCCGCTGCTGATGCGATTGGAACAGCTTTTGCAGACTCAGTAAGAGAAGTTATTAAAGGTACGAAGAGTATTGGTGATGCTGTTGCGGATATGTTAAACCGCATAGCTGATCACTTCTTAAATACAGCAGCCGACATGATGGCTCAACAAGCATCGAATTGGCTATTCAAGATAATCGCTAAGTCAGTATTAGGTGGAATTGATGGTGGTAGTGCTCTGTCAGGGACAACATCGTTACCCACGGATGTCGGAAGTACCTCTTGGAGTACAGCTGTAAATGCTCCAAGTATGGGTTTCTCTAGTGGCGGTTATGTCGATAGACCAACCAAAGGTTTGATCGGTGAAGGCGGTGAAGGCGAGTATGTCATTAAAGAGTCTCAGATGGCTGGTGCAATGAATCGCTGGTCTCAGGGAAATAGAGGTAAGTCAGTCATCCACGGTAGCGATGGCGGTGTGGGTAGTAATCAAGCCGGTGGTTCCTCTGAAATTGTTGTTAACTACACAGGACCATCGCTTGTCTTCAACGAGCAAGAATATGTTCCGAAGTCTGCGGTTCCTGAGATCATCAACTCAGCAGCGAAGCGAGGCGCGGAAGCTGGTCAAAGTAAAGTCTTAAGTCAACTCAAAAACTCTCGTAGTCAACGCGCAAGGATTGGTTTATGAGCATCACAACTTTAGTCGTATTAATCCGTCTAACTGACGCTGACGGAAACAGAAAAGCTATGTACCAAAATGGAAGACGAGAAAGAACAACTGACCCATTAACAAATGAATCAAGAGATATTGATCTCGTTAAATACAAGCTGAATTTTCATAACGTAATCGCCTATCAATCTCAAGGAGCTGCCGCCGGTGGATATAACAATGAATTGTATTATTACCTTCCTTTTTTATATCAGGGAGCAGCAAAGAATAGGACAGGCGACAACTTAGAAGCGGCTTTAGTTTTTCCCAATAACGTCCTAGCAATGAATAAAGCAAGACAAGCGGTTAAAGAGAAGTGGCATATTGAAGTATGTGTTTGTATTGCTGACCCAACTCTCTTTACTTACACCGGCGGTTCAACTGAAATTTTCAATATCAAAAGAACACTAACCAGTGATAGTTGGTTAGCCGCCTCAATGTCGTATGACTTTGAGACTGTTGAAATCTTGCTATCTTCTGCAATTGACGCGGTTGGAAGTAACGCTCCGACTTCTGTATTAACCTCTGACATCGTAGGTGCGCTACCTACCAGTGGTGATATTCAGAATTTATGAATCCTGCTCACATCATCGGTATGCCTTACCGGTTAGGAGCAACACCAGAGAGACATCAAGCCGTTGATTGTTTATCCTTAGCTAGGTCAGTTTTACTTAATTACGGTATTAAATCACCCGAACCAACAAGAGATTGGTATCGACGATTAAAGAAAAAAGACTATTCAATCTTTAAAGAGCAGTTAGAACTATGGGGAATTAAGACAAAGACCCTTAAACTATGTACTGTTGGACTCTGTAGATCAGATACAGGTTATGGCCTTTGCATTTATTGGGAGGACGGATGGCTGAATTGCGGAGAGTCGGAGGCGCGTTGGAGTCCCACCGGCGTGTTGCAGGTCGAAGAATACTATTACCCGCAGAAGCGGAACTTTGTCATACCCTTGGATTAACCGAAGCTGAATATTTTTACTTTCTTGACTTAACCGAGTCGCAGATCGGTAAACGAGCTAAGGGATATGAGCACATACCTGATATTCAAAATGGTCAAGCCTTTGTTCTTTGGCTTGGATCGTCGGGAGGACAAATATTTTTAAACATTGTTATAGGAATAGCAGTTGGGTATATAGCCAGTCTTATGGCACCCAAGCCCCGACAGCCAAAATCACCCCCTTCACTTACAACAGCAGGACAAAGCGGTAATCGTAGATTTGCTCCGCAGACAGGTTTTAATTCATTCCAAGATTTAGCAGAGTTAGGTGAGATTATCCCCTTAGTTTTTACGAGACGAGAAGACGGGCATGGTGGAGTACGAATCAATACCAAGTTACTTTGGTCTCAGATGCGAAGTAATTGGTCAGGGCAACAGTTAAGAGGTTTATTTTTATTGTCTAAAGGAGACTTAGAGACTCCTCCTGATTTCGCTGGTTATGCGATAGGTGACACAACTTTAGCTAATTATATCAATGCAAAAATAGCCCTTTATAACAAGCTTGGAGGAGGCAGGATTTTAGACACGGATAGATACAGTGAGGGTTCTCTAGCTAATGATCCGGGTGATTTTGCTGATGTCTTTTCCGTTTATTGGGATCGAGAGGGTAAGCCTATGCCTCATGTATTTAGTGGGACAAGAACACCGGGTACGCAAACGCAATTTGGCGCGTTCTCACCAATGGCAAATTCCATGAGATTCATGGTTCCTTATGAATTGGTATTGGTAGGAGAAGGTTTAGAACAAAGTAATAAAGATGATTTATACAAGAAAAGAACAAAAATAGAAACAGCGTTCCCTAGATATTCAGCTATTACCTACGCTTATGGTCTTCCATCTGGAGTACATAATCATAGATCTGCGATATTTAATTCAGCAGGTGGGATGGTTGGTGTTCAAAAAGGGTGGCAAGCTAAGTATGTTATTTCTGATCAAAATCCCGCAGAGCAGGAACATTTTGACGATGAATTTAACCCGTGGGGAATGGAAGATGTTAAGTCATCTGTAGACGCTGATCGGATTAATGGTGATAACAACTTAGCCTTGGGAGATTCCTATTTAATAGGTTCAGCTCTAGCGGTTTGTAAAAATATTAACTACGGAAGTACGAGTAAAATATGGATACCAGACACCGGTACAAAAGTAGAAGCGATTTTTGATATTACTGATGGAGGCAAGATAAATGCTAATGGACAGGCTGCTATAGAACTTGCTCATCAACCCTATGAATTGACTACTATTCAAAGGGCGGCTGTTGGTACAGTTTCAACCAATACGAAGTGTCAAGTAACTGAGATAGGTCTAAAATCAACAGTTTGGCGACAGATAACAGGTTTCTCAAACGTCAACAGTCATCCCGGCCATATCACATACGACCAACCCGGAACAGTCAAGGACTACGAGGACGACAACGGTAATATTCAGCTAGGTCAAATGTCTAAGTACATCAAGCGATATAGCTTTTTTAGATTACAAGGACGCATTGCAGGCGCACATCCAGTAGAGGAATGGAAATATATAGATGGTGATATTCCCTTTGCAGTTAGAGGAAACGCGCCTCAACCTCAATATAATTTTATTCGCATTAATCATTCAGATGCTTATCAGTATGAATTTAGATTTATGCCATATCCGGGCAACCTAATTCAAAGGAAATTGAGAGATAATGCTGTTACTAAAATTAGACTTTTTCAAAAAGAATCACTCAGTAAAGTTGAAAATACAAGTGATATTTTTGATGTTTATTACTCAGGCAATTTATTTGTACTAACCGGTAACGCAGCCAGTAACCCTGAATGGTATTTAGGGGAATTACCAGAAATGAATAGCGAAAATTCTGGTGTCTTAGCTTTAAATGTCTATGACAACGGTAAGGGAATACCAGTTTCTAAAGGTTGGGTATTAGTCGAAGAAAAAAATTATAGCGATGATTACGATGATGGGGTTTCATCTGGTGCTTATTTTAATAGACCATATTCAAAGAGATTCGGAAAAAATGGGTACAACATTAACCTTCACATGTATTTTGGAGGACAAAAAATAGGTCAGATTAATAAGCATTACGCGGGCTCTGTTAATAACAAATGGGATAGCGATAATTTATGGCCTAGAAATATAAGTGACATTCTTGGTAATGAAACGTGGTCAATAGATAAAGATGGTTATCAATACCGTACGGGAACAATCAACTCAGGTAGTACAGAGTTTTGGGCAAACTCAAGGGACCAAGAGTTTTCTGTCAAAAAGTATGAGTGGGATAAGGGTTCAGATTCACATACTGAACATGACATTACTCCTACCACCGTCACAGGAGTAGGAACCGGTTGTAAATTTAAAGTCCGCGTATATGCAAATCAACCGCAGAGTGTTACATGGGAAATAATAGAAATAGGAGAAAATTATAGATCAGGGGATAAGGTTAAATTTACTGTTCCTACTAAGTCTTACGACATAGAAGTTATCGTCATAACAGATAGCGGTGCTTTAGTAACTGATGATCCTTGGCCTGTTGGTAGAAACTTAAATCCTTACGATGCTATTGCTGATTTTGTTCGTTATGACGCTGAACAATCTAGTCATCTAAATCAACCAGAGCACGAAATCGTATATGTAAACGAGCAACATAAAAGTACTGACATCGACTATACGGGTCTTGCCTATGCAGGGTTACGTATAAATAGTTCAAAAGAGTGGACATCTTTCTCTCAATTTTCAGCGTATCTGATGAGAGGAATAAAAATGGAGCGTTTACTATACTTACCTGAAAAGGAAGTAAATGAAGCAACCAACCTGTTTCCTGAAATTGCTTATGCGTTATTAACTGATCCAGAAATAGGCGCAGGTGATTTGATTGGTACTCAAGCTGTTGATAAAGATCGAATGACTATTGCGGCTAAGTTCTGTGAAGCTAACGGTTTTTATTGGGATGGAGTTATTACTGAAGGACAAAACCTAAGAGAGTTTATCTTTGAAATGGCTGGTTATTGCTTCCTAGATTTCACAATCTTAGGGGGTAAGTTTTCACTCATGCCTGCTGTTCCCTATGACAGTAATTTTGTCATAAAAAATTCGGCTAGTTTCAGTGATCCTGATGGTACCAGTAACTTAAAAATAAAAGCGTTATTTACTGACGGTAATATAAAGAATCTGAAAGTAAGCTTTCTTAGCGCAGAAGAAAGACAAATTTTCCAAGCAAGGGCTTTATATAGACGTGAAACAGCAAATGGATTTCCCGAAAGAAAAGTACTTGATTTACGTTTAGCCCATGAGCAAAGTAACAGTGACTACATCGGAGGAAGTGAACAAGACCCGAAGGAGACTTTTGATTTAACTGATTTTTGTACTTCTGAAACTCATGCAGAAACATTCCTAAAGTATGCGCTTCGTGTTCGGCAACTTGTAGATCATGGAGTTACTTTCGAGACAACGCCACAAGCTGCGATGTTCTTAGCCCCCGGTGAATATTTCAGACTGTATTCAGAAAGCACACATACTTCCAGATTTGAGAACGGATCAATTAGTTCTGATGGAACGGTTCAATCAATTGGAGAAGATACCTTAACCGACGCAGAAATTTATTATTGGAGACCGGGCGTTGATCCCACTACAGATAAAGTTATGGATGAAGTAGCTGAAGCTAAGTTGACTGTCGTAGATGGTAAAACGACAGATGCAAATCTGTTTAACAGTGTATTTACAGTTAAGCAAACGAATAAGTCAGACCGGGTGTATAAAGTTGAATCACTCAGTTACGGAGAAGAGGGATTAATTGAGATTGCAGGTAGTCACGTACCTTTAACTGATTCAGGTTCACTAGCTATTCTGGAATGGCCTGCTGCTGACTTTACGTAATGACTGATTACTCTTTCCCTGACACTGTTGCTCCTAGCAGTCGATCTTTTACCGCTGGTGAATATCCTCAGACTGTTTTTGAAGCTCAAAATGGTGCTAAGAGTGTTATTCGCTATGGAAATAAGGCTGTTAATGCAACATTGACTCTAGGTTTTACCAATGTAAATGATTCGTTTGTTTCAGATGTTCTCTTTAACTACAAGACAGTCAACAGTAAGTGGAACAACGTGACTTTTGGTAAAGACAATGGTTTGCAAGGAATTGAACAATTGCAATTGAGAGATTTGATAAGTAGTGGGACTAACAGTGGTTTGAAGTGGAGATATGACGGACCTCCAAAAGTAACCAGTGTTCAACCCGGAACCAATAATCTTTCTTGTAAATTTGTAGCTTGCTACGATGGGGACTAGAATAGAAAGCAACCAAGTTAAGTTGCGCTCGAATGGCTAATTTTTATTCAGGACAAGACGGCCAGTTATTTGTAGATGATACTGGGAGAGTAGCAAAAGTAAGATCTTGGTCATTCACTGCAAGTCAAGCTGTTCTAGAAACAGTGTCTTTAGAGGATACAGATCGAACAATAATTCCCGGTATCCGAAGTATCACGGGTAGTTGCTCAATCTATTATTACTCTGAATCTGGTGCGGATACAGGTGCGGGGGGAGTATCAACACTTCTACAGAAATTTGTTAAGCCGTCTGGAGGATCGACAGCAGGTGCGGCTAGTACAACGAAAGCTTCCAACGTAAGATTAAAGCTTTTAATAGATGACGGATCTACTGATAAAAGGTATCTTGATTTCTACGCATACATAACCAGTCTTTCGATGACAAACGCAGTAGGTCAAGTATTAGCTGCGGATATTAGTTTTGAGGTAGATGGCGCACCACTAGGAACAGGGGCAAATATAGTCTTCTAATCTGTGGCAATTTATTTTGGATCAAATGGTCTCGTTGAATTAAAGCGAGATACAACAAGTAAGGGGTTAGTTACTTTACTAGACCCTTCAGATGTCAATGTCACGAAAAAGCGTTTTTCTGTTGATTTTCAATCCAATTCACTAATTACAGGAGATCAGGTTGAAATTGAAACTGTTGATGGATCAACCCTTGAATTAGTTTCAGGTCATTCCTTTCCTGATGTTAAAAAGTTTATTAATGTCGATGAAGTTGGAGGGATTCGCCTTTACGACAATTTTGAAAATGCTCTTAGTGGAGGGCTGTCAAATGCTGTGACTTTGGTTGAGCCGTCCTCTTCTAAAGAGGTTCGTATTACAACTCATAATGCTCGGTATCGCTGTGTCGCCAATATTAAAGAGTATGAAATAACAACGACGAGAGACTCAGTAGATCTCACCAATTTAGGTGAGGAGTTTAAATCGCAATTTGATCGAGGTTTAATTTCTGGTCAAGGTACTATGACGTGCTTATGGCAACACCAGTATTTGATTTGTGACCCCCATTACACAACAAACGCCCCAGAGTTTCCTTCTTATCTAGCTCAATTAATTTTAAGAATGGAGCAAGGTGCTGATTTTGCGGCTGAATTTTATATCTATTACAGCGGAAACACCAGTGTAGCTAGTGTTTGGTACGAAGCTGAATGTTTAGTTTCTAATGTTGTTGTCTCAGTTCCTACAGAAGGGCTTATTTCTACAAAAATAGACTTTGTTACAACCGGTCCTTTTCACTTGAGAAGTGGTACTCCTGTCTTCAACTTATTACAGGAAGATGGTGCATTAATACTCGAAGAAGACGGAGATAAGATCACTATTGAAGATACAGACTAGAATTACTCTATAGTGACCTTACCAAGTTAAGTAGAAAGCCATGCCAGATTTAGGTATTAGTCAATTACCGGCCCTATCTGGAGCAGGTTTACAAGCTGTTGATGTATTCCCAGTCGCAGATATTAGCGCGAGTGAGACCAAGAAAGTAACGTCAAAAGACTTAGTTCAAAGGGGAGTTGCTTTAATTGATGCGGCTTCTATACCCGCGACTGCTCTTAGTTACCCCTTAAGTGCTAATTCGATTGTCACCGCCTCGGTTCTAGATGCAAATATAACTAATGCGAAGTTAGCTAATTCCAGTATCAGTCTGGGCGGCTTAAATTTGGTTTTAGGTTCAACAGATGCAACTCCAGCTCTGGATCTGACAGATGCAATTAATTATCCTACATCTAGTCTTAGTGGAACGATTACTAATGCTCAATTAGCAGGAAGTATTGAAGGTAGTAAGTTATCAGATACGACGATCGCTTATACCAAGTTAAACCTATCAAACGGCGATATACCGGGAGCAAAAATTACAGCGTCAAGTTTGACTTCAACGCAGCTAGGGACTGATTCTGTAACAGCTACGCAGATAGCTGAAAACGCTGTGGGGGCAAGCGAAATAGGAAGCGCGGTTATTACAAATAGTCACATCGCAAGTAATACAATCCAAGCGGGAAATATTGCTCCAAATGCGATTGGAAGTTCAGAATTAGCAGACAGTTCTGTGGATACTTTGGCTGTTCAGGACTCAGCAATTACAACGGCTAAAATTAATAACGCTGCGGTCACTAATGATAAATTAGCGGGAAGTATTGCAGGTACTAAATTATTAGATGCGACTATAACTTCGACTCAGTTAGGTACAAACAGCGTTACAAGTACGGAGCTATCTGACAACGCCGTGGATACGGCAGCCATAGCTACGTCAGCCGTGACAAATGTCAAAATTGCTAGTGGTATAGATGGATCTAAAATAACCGATGGTACTATTTTACCGGTTAAATTAAATGCAAGTAATATAGATCGGTCGCTGAATGTAGATGGTACAAGCGGTAACTTGGGTATTAATAATGCGGTTAGTGGAGGTGCTTCCGCACGTAGTGGAATTACATATAATTCAGAGGGCTTAATTACCTCAACGGCTGCTTTAGTACCGAGTGATCTCCCTGAAGCCGAAGTTAGTAATATCGGTGCTGTTTCTGTTCCCTCTGCCGGTGGTTTATCTGTTACTGCTTTAGGTGCAATATCAATAGCAAATTCAATAACTGCTGCAAGTAGATCTGGGATTACTTTCAACGCTTTCGGGCAAATTACATCTACTCAAGCTTTAGCCGGGACTGATTTACCAGTAGCTACGGTTAGTGCAATTGGAGCCGTCAAAGTTCCTGCAACATCCTCTCCTCTAGCTGTTGATGGTAATGGAGTTTTAACTATCGCAGATAGCGGAGTCGCTAGTGGTACTTATGGAAAGGTCACAGTTTCTACTCAGGGAATTGTTACGTCTGGAGCAGACTTAGTTGCGAGTGATATTCCATCACTAGCTGCATCGAAAATTACCAGTGGAACTTTTGGAACATCCTTCATCACAGACAATGCGGTGACGATGGATAAGTTGGCTAGTGGAGCGATCTCATTTATACAAGAAGCGCAACCTGATATTACTAACCTACCTTCGGGCGTTTATTGGTTACAGGAGTCGTCTGGTCAGCTACGCATATTCAACGGAAACTCTTGGTATGCCGTAGGTTTTGGTCGATTAGCAGAAGAAAATCTCAGGTACGCAGGTGTCTTCGATGCTACTTCGGGCATTATCTCAACTCTTACAACATTTGGGGTCTCTGCCGGACTAACTGCGGGTACAGCTTTACCCGCTGGAACCGCTGCTTTAACTGGAATTTACGCGGTATGTGGTGTCGCAGGTAGTGGAACTGCCGTTGTAAGCGGGGTCAGTTTTACCGTGGGAGATTGGGCCATGTGTAATGGTCTAAGTGGGTGGCAAAGGATTGATATTAACGCTGGTGATGCTCCAACTCTTGGTTTAGATGATCTAAACGATGTCACCATCTCAAGCTCAACAGCAGGACAGTTTTTAGAATTGCAAGCTGGCGGGTCTTGGGTAAACGTATCTGAGATAGCTGGCGGGACTTATTAATTTAACTCAACTGAGGTAAGTGAGCTAAACTTGAGGCACCTATGGATATAGGCGACCACCGCTTGTATAAGCATTAGACCTCATGGCTATTAAGATCACGCTGAAAAACAGCGTTGTTGAAAACTCTGTACCAACTACAACTCATTTAGCTGCTGTTGGTGAATTAGCGCTAAACGCAAATATTAATAGCCTCGGTATCTACATGAGGGCTAGTGATAACACCATCGTTAAGATGGCTGGCCCCGGAAGTTTGACCACTCCGGCAGCTTCTACAACAGTCGCCGGAATTAGTGAATACGCAACAAATACTGAGACAACAACCGGTACTTCAACAACAAGATCTGTTACCCCGGCTGGTTTAGCAGCGGTTACTTCCGCTGAACGCTCTACCTCAAATAGTACTTATTTAGCTCTTGCAGGAGGGACTCTTACTAACCCTCTTGTCTTGCCAAATGCTTCAAATGCAGCACCAGCTTTGACGGGAGCTGATACTGATTCAGGCGTTTACTTTGCTACTAATAGTGTCTCTCTGGCTGCTGGTGGAGTTCAGGGATTAAGTGTTAATGGGACTGATGTAAGAATCCCTACAAAATTAGGAATCAATGGAGCAACACCATCTACTCCCTTAGATGTAATAGCTAATGCCTCTGGTTATGCAATGGCAATTAGAGGTAGAAGTGCAGATGATTTAGCTCAGGTCAGATTTGCTTCTAATGACTACGGGACAATCTATGCAGAATTAGAATCTGATGCTACTTATTTAGCCACAAGGATAGGAGGAAGTGAAGCTTTAAGAGTTGATAGTTCAGGTCGGTTGCTTGTTGGACATTCAAGCTCTAGGCAAATTGGAGGTATAACAGGAATATTTCAAATAGAAGGAACAACAGCTAATAGTTCTAGTGTTTCTCTTGTAAGAAATGCTGCGGATAATGGAACTCCTTTTTTAGTTTTGGGTAAGTCTAGAGGAGCCGCAGTTGGTTCTAATACTATTGTCCAAGATAATGATGGCTTAGGAGAAATAAGATTTACAGGGGCAGATGGTACAGATTTAAATACACGTGGCGCAACTATTGAAGCATTTGTAGACGGCACTCCGGGTGCTAATGATATGCCGGGTCGTTTGGTATTTAGTACGACAGCAGATGGATCAGCTACACCTACAACACGACTAACAATTACCAGTGCAGGAGTAGTTAACGTTCCAGATAACGGGAAATTTACTGCGGGTGCTAGTAATGACCTGCAAATCTTCCATGATGGTACGAACTCAGGGATTCAAAATACTGGGGGAGGTTTATTTTTAACTACTTCCTCAAGTGGTATCTTTTTAAGAAAAGATGCAACGGAAGAACTAGGAAGATTTAATGTTGATGGCTCGGTACAACTGTATTACAACAACTCTAAGAAGCTTGAGACAACTAGTGGTGGTGTTCAAATAAGTGGTACTAATCTAAACATGAATAGTACTTATATTGATTTCTCTGGTTCAATATCAACTCCAAATACAGCAGCAGCAATATACAGACCAGCAGATAATAATTTAGCTTTTTCTACTGGTAATACTGAAAGACTTCTCATCCACACAAGTGGAATTACTATCACAGGTAATTCTTATGTTACTGGAAATGACGATCACCCTGATAACTCTCAGTCTCGGTTTGGAACAAGTAATGATCTACAAATCTACCATGATGGATCGGACAGCTACATTAATGAATCAGGTACAGGCGACTTAATTATTAATAGTAGTCATATAATTTTTCAAGACGGTGGTACTGAAGTATTTGAATCAACTGCCACAGGAGCACGTTTTAAAGACAGTAAAAAATTATTATTTGGAAGTGGTAATGATTTAGAAATTTACCATGACGGAAACAACAGTTTCATAAAAGATGCTGGTACTGGAAGATTATCTATAGTTACTAGTCAGCTTCAGCTTACTAACGCTGCTGACAGCGAAGTAATGATTAAGGCTACTCAAAACGGAGCCGTAGAACTCTATTGGGACGGCAGTAAGAAACTAGATACTTACACAGGCGGTGTAATTGTTCACGGAGAACTACACGTCGCTAGTCATGTAGTGATGGAAGATAATGACATTATAAAACTCGGTTCTAGTGCAGATCTACAAATCTACCATGATGGATCTAACTCATATATAAACGATACGGGTACAGGTGGTATAAAGATATTAACTGGTGGGCTACAGGTTAAAAATGCTGCTGATAATAGTTATATGGCTTTCTTTGGCTCAACTGGAGCTACCGAACTCTATAACGACGGCAGTAAGAAATTTTATACCCATTCAGGTGGTGCTTATTGTGTCGGTAACTTAGGTGCTTCAGGTGAATTATATTTACCAGATAGCGGTAAATTAGTTTGTGGTGGTGGAGATGATCTACAAATATTCTTTGATGGGACGAATGGTTACATGTATGCAGGAAATGATGGAAGATCTGGCCCTGTTATTAAAGTTGAAAATCAAGGAAATAATAATAATAGAGATGGAATACTAATTCAATGCGGTAAAGATGATTCGTCTGGTACGAACGTCGCACTAGAAGTGAAAGATGGAAATGGTACAACTCAAGGTCATTTACTATTCACTAACGGCACCTTATCACTTGATCCTTTTACTGCTGCTCACCCTTGTATTGTTCCTGATGCTGATAATCCATCTGATGAATCAATGGCTTATCCTTATGGAACATTATTAGAAACTACTGATATTGAATATAAGAAAAATCCAGATGGATCTAGTACTGAAAGAGGTATTATATATAAAGTACAAAAAACTCAATCAGCTAATTCAAAGAAAGTATTAGGAGCCTACTCCGGCTCAATGAATAATAGACCAGACAATGGTCCAAATATGCACCATGTTTATGTATTAGGTGACGGTCATATTCTTGTTAATAATGCTGGTGGAAACATCGAGATAGGTGATGGTATTTGTTCTTCTGCTACAGCAGGTATAGGACAAAAAGCTACCGCTAACCCATCAATGATTATAGGTATAGCTCAAGAAGCCATTACCTTTACTGGTAGTGAAACAAAACTCGTAGCTGTCCAATACGGCTTACAACAATTTACACCTTGGACGTAATACCCGTATGGAGTAAATTCTTTTTACATTTAAACTTTTATTATCTAACATTTTCTTATGTCAACATTAATCGAACGCAGAGATGCTCGTAAGGCAGAAGCGGAAGCTTTGGCTAACACTTTCAATGCTGCTAATGACCAAATTAATAAGTTGAAACAGGAGATTCAGCAAAAAGAAAAAGAAAATTCACAAGTTTATGCTGACTTTACTGTTAAAAATGCACAGTACGCAGAACTAGAACAGATGATCAAAGAAGAAGAGACGGCAGCTTGCTCTGTTGAAACACCTCAAGAGGGTTAAACTCTTATTAGACAACTCAACTTAGTTACATAACTATGGCAATTGTAAAAACTTGGGAAGTGAACACGATGGAACGTGACATTTCCGACAATCACGTTAATAAAATTATCTATCGTGTCAAAGCGATTGATGATTCTGATAACACAGAAGCACCTGATTCCAGACAAACAGGTGAAGTGAATTTCGTTAAGCCTTCTAGTCTTCCATCAGATTTCAAAGCTTACGATTCTCTAGATGCTGCTACCTGCATCGGTTGGGTTAAAACTGCTTTAGGAACTGATGGTGTTGCTGCTGTAGAAGCTGCGATTGATACCGCTTTAACTCCTGCTACAACTGCTGTTGGTAAGCCTTTCTAATTATGGCAACTACATCTTGGGGTCTAGCTAATACAGACTATGACCTCAGTGATGGGTTTGTTCATACGGCCCATTACACAGTTCAACGAGTCGATGGATCTTATTCTGCTTCTAGTTATGGCAGTATTTCTTTAGCTAGACCTGAAAGCTTAACCGCAAGAACGGATCTTACAACTGCTGAGATTATTACCAGTGTGAAGGGAGGTCTTGGGTCTGATCAGGTAATAGCTATTGAAGAATCATTGCAACTTCAAATTTCAGAAGAGAAAACCCCTACTCAAGGGTCTTTTGTTCCCTCAACTTAGTTAAGTCATGGTTCGTAAAATCATTGATGCTGCTGCTTGTGTTGCGCTTATTGTCAGTGCCTCACTAGCTGGTGGATCTTTCCTTTTATACCGGTATGTTTCTTCACCTCAGTTTGAAGAGCAAGTCAAAGAGAAAATTATGGGGCAAGTTTCTAACGTTGTACCCAAATCAATTGAGAAAAGTCTTCCTACTACAACAGGTATAGGGCTACCTTTTAATTAAGTAGTGCCAGAGATCAAGATACCTGAGATTAAAATTCCGACAATTGATATACCTGAGTCGCCTTTCTTTACTGGTTATTCGTTAACAGGTCTTGTTCCGGGTTGTCACCTATATCACCGAGATTTAGAAATCTCACGTAATCCCTCTTTACTTTGGGCAGATAAAAATGGGGTATCGAATGTTTGCCCAGAGGGTCAGGTTCCTTCCTATGAACCCATGCGATATGACCCTAATCGATTGGTTTATACAGAACCTACCAGTACTAAAACAAGTCAAAAACCAACTCAACAAAAACAAAAACTTAAGTCATTACCTAGAAAGAAAGATGAAGAGGAAACTGATAAACCTTGTCCAGATCCAAATGCCTCCCTTCGTGTTGGAAGCTTTGCTAATGAGAAGAGGCTAGAGCGTGTCGTTAAGTTTGAAGTTGTAGATGGTGACTGCTTACCCGTTTGGGAGAAAGTCACGTATGCAGAAACTTATTTCCCCTCGCCGGGTCAAGCTATGTCTACAACGGCGACTGCACTTTTAGCAGTATCAGCCCCACTAATCCTTAACGCTATCAAACCGATTATAAAAAACGTAATCAAGAAAATTACTGGGAAGAAGGAAGAGAAGAAGTCTCCTGAAACGTAGATTCTAATTTGTGCGTATGGGGTAATACTTGGTTTGGTACAGATGTAATAACGATATTTTTGCAACTTACCTCATCTTCTCCTACGAATTTGACTCCAAGTTTCATTTGCTCGGCGCAAACTTTAAGTCTTGACAAATTAACCTCTAATTTCTTGGCCTTCAACATAAACTCTTGAGTTTGGCGATGTGTTCTAGCAGCAGCTAAACACTCATCATTAAATTTCTTTCCTAGTGGGATTTGGAAACTGAGCGTCGCACCGTAGTTGAGATTAAAAGTTGTTTGTTGTAGTCGTTCTTGTTCAGCCACATACAGTATGCGGCCCGGATTAATTAAATTACCATCATCATCTTCCTCGTTGTCGTAAATATTTGTTCGACTAATTGTATTTCTTGGTAGTGAAAAGTTCTCTCCCTGAGTAACAAATGGTGTGAACGCTAATGTAGGTAATTGGCACTGTATTCCATTGCTATACCTGTGAGTTGGGAAATTTCCATTAATCGTTTGATACCCGTTATTAATCACTGTTCCGCTACTAGATGCACTGGGGGAACTAATTGTATTGTTGGCTAAAACTGGACTGCTAAAGGTTATTAAGGTCAGTGAGAAAAGATACTTAAACTGGTTTGCGTAGTTTCGGTGTTGATAGTTCTCTGAACTGTTGAAACTGCGTCGAGGCCGGGAGCGAGGAAATTTTCGACCAGTGAAAAGGAATCTCCAGAATCGGGATTCGCTAATGTCCATTGGGGTTTGTTGTCGATGTCTGGTGTCACCCATCTAAATGAAACACCTCCGGCTGATTGTGATTCTGTGTAGATAGCGTCGGGTGATATGGATTGCCCAGATACAAGTTTTATGCCAGATCCCTGAGCCTGATAAGAATAACCACTGCGGAAATTCTGAGTAACCACCGTCTCGACTATCGTTTGAACACTGCGAGACGAACTTTCCATCTGGCCTGTTGTGAAGCGGGGAGTAATACTTCCAGCTCTTACAGGTGAGATAAGAAACAGAAGGAATAACCATTTCATTAGTCGATCTCAAGGGAAATTGTCGATTGCATCGTTGCTGTCGTACCTGCTCCCATATCTGCTAGAGATACAGTCATCGCTTGATCAGAAGCAAGAGTCATGGTGACAGATCCGGGGTCTCCTCCTGAAATACTTGTGACATCTGAGAAAATTGGAAGCGCAGGTATAACCCCGTCAGTCACCGTAGCTGAAAGTAGAGATGGTTGAGCATCTCCTTCTAGGTAAGTTTCTTGCACAGACCATGAATCACCTGCTGTAGTAACGGAAAAAGTCGTGTCATGGTCTACGGTTGGGATTCCACTTGTTATTCCTGCGTCAGCTAAATCTAAACTACCTATCGCGCCCGCCACTGAATTTGAAGTTGGTGTGACATTCGATCCCTGCAAACTTACCGTTGTCCCAACTCGATTCGCAGTCGTACTTGCGCCGAGCGTACTCACGGAAACAACTGACTGCATGGTATGAGTGATGTCGGCTCTCGCAGGAGAAAGGATAAATACCAGTGGGAGGAGAAGTAGATGTCTCATTTTTCTAGACGGCCATCTGGCCCAATGTTTTTACCAGTTATAGGATCTTTACGAGGCTTGTTGTTGTTTTTACCGTTACCACTACCGGGTTTCTTTGTTGTGATGCCAGCTACTTGGCTAAGAACGGAAGATAATAATCCGGCACAGAATGTAGTATCAATTTGCCTAGTAGGGTTTGGATTGAAGTAGCTCCAAGAAATTACCGCCAAAGCCCAGTAGACAACGGAAATTTGTATGAATGTGGCTACCCTAGACGGTTTTTCTTCGTTGTCTTTTTCTTCTTTTTCTTGGGATACTTCTTTGTAGTCATCCATTCCTTAGATAGGTAATTACTCATCTACTCTAGCAAACTTCAATTAGGTTGGTCT